CGAGAAGCGTAAGCGACGAAACAATCTCTGGTCGGGGCTGTTGAGGATGGAGATTGCCACGCACCTTTCAGGTGCTCGCAATGACAACCCCTTTTGTCATTGCGAGGCTGATTTCCAATCAGCCTCGCAATCCCGGTGCAGATTAGCAAAAGGAGGCTTGAGAGATGACTGAATTTACGCCATCCCAATTAGCCCGCATGGACACCCGACGCCTCGCTAATTACCGGGCTAATCTGGACTTTTACCAGGGCAATCACTGGCCCACCACGTCACGGCACCGCCAGCTCGTCTTCAACTACGCCAAGGTCTCCATTGACAAGGTCACCAGCTTTCTTATGCAGGGACTCAATTTCGCCTGCTACCCTGGAGAAGCCACCGACGAACTTAAGGCCAGGGCCCGCAGGGCTGAACAGGTCCTCCGCCAGGTCTATGAAGAAAACAATCTCCAGCAGCTCGATTACGAGACCGAAGTTGACACCGCCGTCCTGGGAGACGGCTGCTATAAGGTGATATGGGATACCGACGAGAAGCGTATTTGTATCACCGCCCCCGATGTCTCCGGCATCTATACCTGGTGGCTGGGAGATGACACCTCGCGGGTCTGGAGAGTCGCTTCACGCTATACCCTCACCCAGGACGAGGTCCAGCTTCTTTATGGTCGGGCCATTGAGAAGAAGCAGGCCACCATAACCGAAGTTTGGACCGACAAGACCTTCGACCTTTACCTGGACAATGACCTCATGGAGTCCAAGCCCAACCCCTACGGCTTTATCCCCTTCGTCATCTTTCCTAACCTCAGAGAGCCCAAGAAGTTCTGGGGCAGTTCCGATATCCCGTCCCTGGTCCAGCCCCAGCGGGAGCTTAACAGAGCTTTGAGCCAGCTATCCCGCATCCTGGAGCTGTCAGGAAATCCCATCGCCGTCCTGGAGAACATCGCCTCAGCCGAGGACATCAAGGTCCAGCCCGGGGCCCTGTGGACCATACCGGAGGACGCTAAGGCTTATCTCTTGGACTTACTGCAAGGCGGGGGTGTCAGGCTCCATGTCGATTATATCGATTTGCTCTACCGGGCCTTACACGATATCTCGGAGGCGCCCCGGGCCGCCTGGGGAGGCATCGAGAAAGAGCTGTCAGGAACAGCGTTACAAATAGAGCTGGGCTCTCTTACTCAGAAAGTCACCAGGAAGCGGACTATCCGCACCAGCGCCTACCACCAGCGAAATGACATCATACTTAAGCTGGCCGAGAAATATCTGAACGAAAGCTTCGAGCAAATAAACCACCGGGTAGTCTGGGGGCCTATACTCCCCCAGGACACAGCCCGCCAGGCTCAGAACGAGCAGTTGCTCGTCCAGGCCGGAGTCCACAGCCGGAGGACGGCCATGGACGAAATGGGGGTCCAGGACCCCGACGAGGAATTTAACCGGTGGCTGGAGGAGAGGGGGAGGATACTACAAATGAATCAGGAGTTCAGGGCAGCCTCCACACGTGGCGGAGCGAGGGAGAGAGCGGTTGCCGCGGAGATGGAAGTGCCTGAATAAAAACTTACCCCCCTGTCATTGCGAGTCCCGATTTATCGGGACGCAGCAATCTCAAGGAGAATAGGAGAAATATATGAAGAACGAGAACGAAGAAATCCAAGAAACCCAAGAAACGCAAAACACTCAAGGAACTCCAGAAACTCTTGAGGCCATCAAGGCCGAGCTCGAGGAGGAGAAGAAGGCCAAGGCCGCCGCTGAGGCATTATTAGCCGAGAAGGACCGAGCACTCAGCGCCATGAGTGCTCGGCAAGCCGAACTCGAAGCCTCGCTAAGCGAAGCGAAGAGTGGGTTCGAATCCACTACAACCGAGCTTAGCCAGGTCAAGGAAGCCAACGCCCAAGCTGTGGCCAAATACCTCGGTGCCGTCAGGCTTGCCAATCCCGCCATCCCCCAGGACATCATCGCCGGCGACACCATCGAGGACATAGACGCTTCGCTGGCCAAGGCTACCACCATCGCCGAGTCTGTCAAGGCCAACCTCGAAGCCCAGGCCAAAGAGGCTAAGGTCCCCGCGGGAGCACCAACCAGGGGCGAGATATCCCTCGAGGGCTTGACCCCCAGGGAGAAGATCGCCGCTGGAATCCAGCAAAGCCGAGCCCCCACCGCGTGAGTGCTTGGCAAAAAGGAGGAACCTAATAAAGTTCAAAGGCCAAAGCTCAAAGTCCAAATTTGTCATTTGAATTTTGGATTTAGTTTGTTATTTGGATTTTGAAATTTGGATTTAGTTAAGGAGGAAACATGAGTATATCTTTAGCAGAAGCAAGCAAGCTCTCGACCGATATCCTGCTTAAAGGAATCATCGAGACCATCGTCAAGGACAGCCCCATCTTACAGGAGCTGCCCTTCATCCAGATCGTGGGCAATAGTCTGAAGTACAACCGGGAGAAGACTTTGCCCACCATAGGCTGGTACGCCCCGGTGACCGGCACCTGGACGCAGTCCGAGCCGGCTTTCGAGCAGTGCTCTGCCAGCCTTTGCGTCCTTGGCGGAGACGCCGATGTCGACAACTTCCTCAAGTCCACTCGGAGTAATATCCAGGACCTCGAGGCCGCCGTCATTGAGCTGAAGGCCAAGGCCCTCAGGAACGAGTTCGAGAACACCTTCCTGAACGGCGACTCAGGTGTGGATGCCAATCAGCCCGACGGCCTGTATAAGACCATGAAGGGCACCGCCTGGGAGGCCACTACTGCCTATTCCCTGGGAGACGTCGTTGTCCCCACCGCTGGCCTCGAGAATGGCTTCCGGTACGAGTGCACCACCGCCGGCACGTCGGGAGGCTCTGAGCCCACCTGGAAGACCACCGAGGGCGAGACCAACACCGACGGCACCGTGGTCTGGACCTGCCGACTCGGCAACCATCTCGGCTCGGGCGTTAATGGCGCCACTCTTGCCTTTACCGCGGTGGATAAGCTCATTGACCTGGTGAAGGGGGGCAAGCCCGACCTGCTCTTAATGAGCCGACGGTCCCGCCGGAAGCTGGCAGCGCTGGCCAGAGCTGCCGGCAGCAACCTGCAGGTCGGCCAGGGTAAGCTTGGTGAGTTCGTCGAGCTCTATAACGGCATCCCCGTCGCTATCTCCGACTGGGTCAAGGACAACTACGTCGTGGGCGCGTCCACCGATTGCTCGGCTATCTTTGCCTTCCAGATGGGAGAGGGAGCTGTCTGTGGCCTTACCAGTCCCGAGGTGATTCAGGTCGAGCGCCTCGGGTCCCTGGAGACCAAGGACGCTTCCCGGACCAGGGTCAAGTGGTATGTATCCCTGGCCAACTTTTCCATCGTCAAGGCCGCCATGCTGACAGGAGTGAGAGACTAGCGGAAAGCAGGAGTCAGTAGTCAGAATCCACTGCTACTGTCTACTGACTACTGTCTCCTGTCCGTTGGCTCCTGGCTACTAACTAGGTAAGAAGATGAACCTAACCGAAATGCGAGCCCGGGTCCGTGAGGACCTCCAGGACACGGACGCCCAGAATTACCGCTGGACGGACGACGAAGTCGACGGCGCCATCGAGAGGGTTGTCACGGAATACTCCCTCCGCGCCCCCATTGAGCAGCAGGACGATATCGCTACCACCGATGGCGACACCGAGCTCGATATCTCCAGCCTATCAGACTTGCTTGAAATCGAGTCGGTTGAGTTTCCCATCGGCCAGAGCCCTAAATACTACCAGAGGACCGAGTACTGGGCCGGCAAGCTTTATATGGAGGATGAAGGGGACGGAAAAGACGCCCGGGTAAGATGGCTTAAGAAGCACACCCTGGACGCCGAGTCTACCACCATCCCTGCCGAGCACGAGGAGATTATAGCCCTCGGCGCGACAGGCTACTTAGCCATGTCAGCCTCGGCCTACACAATAGACAGGGCCAGCATCGCCGGACGCTACGCCACCATCAACTACAAGGCCTGGGGCAAGGAGCGCCTCGACCGCTACGACAAGAAGCTCAAAGCCATCTCCCGCACCTCTAAAGTCATCCCAAAGGATCTCTACACCGATGAGTAGCAATGCCGTCATTCTGTCATTGCGAGCGAAGCGAAGCAATCTCCTCTCCCTTGATGCGAGAGGATTAAGGTAAGGGTGAACACATGATACAGATTGGAGTCCTCAAAAACTTCGACAGCGGTATCTACAAGGCCGGCGTCCAGCTCGCAGGCTCCCTCACGACCTACTTTGATGACGTTAAGGTAGCCAGGAACATCCCTGCAAATAAGATGACGACCGGCCGCCATGTAATCCTGGCTGTCCCGGGGGGCAACCCCAGGGACGCCGTTGTCATCGCTGTATTTACAGTTTAGCCCTTCCCTCTCCCTTGATGGGAGAGGGTCAAGGTGAGGGTGAAAAGGAGATAACATGAGCAAAGTCAAAGAAGCCATCGAAAAGGAAAAGGCCAAAGAGGGACTCCCCAAAGAGGCCTTCGCCATAGTCGGCGACCCTGGGGATCCTGAGACCTGGAAGCTCCCCCATCACACCACAGCCATCTTCCGGGCTCTCCAGGGACGGCTCGATATCGAGAAGACCGTGGACTGGGACCGCATGCCGGCCGCCGTGGCCGCCCTCAGCCCTGGCGGTTACCGCGGCGAGCGAGTCCAGGCCTCCGGAGAGGACATCATCCAGGCCGCCCGTCATCTGGCTGCCCATTATCGGCATGCCGACATCAGTAGTCGGAATTCAGAATTCAGAGCCTACTGGCTACTAATGAGGAGATTTAGGAATGGCACAAGAGCAGAATAAATCTAGCCCGACCCTGGTGGAGGTTTTTACAAATTTTTTCCGGGCTGTCACCAGGCCCGCCGTCACCGTCATCTTTGCCGCCGTCATCGCCCATGTCGTCACCCAGGGAATCACGCCCCCGGAATGGTTCCTTGCCCTGGCCATCCCTTGCATTACTTGGTGGTTCGCTGAGCGGACGGTAACGCATGTTAAAGAGAGGAAGGAGCAAGACTAATGGACTTCTTGAAAGGCATCAAGCCTTCTACCTTCCTGAGCACTTACGAGGAGTGGCATGCCTTCGTCCACGGCTTCTGTGAGGTCCTTTGCCCCTGGCCTCCCCGGCACAAGTCCATGCACAAGGATCTCCGGAAGCAAATCGTCTCCGAGTACCACTACTATATGTTCGGCAGAGCTATGGGCATCATCGCCTGGCTCATCACCGCCAAAATCATCCAGGAGGCTTTCTTTTGAGAACCCTAAGCTCCACCCTACTAGCCGCTCAGAAGAAAGCCGACCGCCTCCCCTACATCGAGGCCACGGTCTATGACTACGAGCAGGGCATCAAGCGCCTCTCCTGGACCCGCCTTTACGAGGGCTCCGAGCCCGACAACCACCACGGCCTCGCTTTCGACGGCCAGGGGAGCCTGCACCGCATCAGGGCGGCAGCCGGCAACACACTCTACCACCAGAAGATCACCAACCCCGGCCCAGGCTCCGACTATTCCCAGTGGACTCAAATCGCCACCGACTGCGCCGGTCCCTGTGCCATCGCCGCCTATGGAGCTAAGGTTTATATCTTTTACCGCACAACGGGGAACGTCCTTTGGAAATACTACAGCCACGACTACGGCCAGTCCTGGGATGACGCCCAGCTCGTATCCTACGCCGACGTTCTTTCCTTGGCCGCTTGTTGGTGGGGCACTGGCGACATCGTCGTCTGCTTCGCCCTTAAGTCCAACCAGCTTAATGGCATCACCCTGGACACTTCCACTCAAACAGCTACCCCGCACACCTGGTCCGACTCCAACCACCCTTTGCTCGATACCTACGGCATCGGAGCCACCTTCAACTCATTCTGGCCGTGCTGCGAGCTCGTCCTTGCCGCTAAGGAGTCCGATACC